GTATTTGATGCGAATTACAAGGGCAAGAACATGGACGGGTTAGAATGTTATAACATCGGCGAAAAGGGCAATTATTTTGCGATCGGGAGGAAAAGAAAATGACATTGTATGATTTGCAAGGGGAGTATTTAAGGCTTTACGATATGGCAACGGATGAAGAGGATGAGCAGGCATTTTTAGACAGCTTGGAAAGCCTTGATGCGGAGCTTGAGGCAAAAGGCAACGGATATGCCAACGTGATTAAACAGCTTGAAATGGAGGCGCAGGAGTGCGATAGGGCTATTGAGGCATTCCAGAGAAAAAAGGAAATCCGAGAGAACCACGTTAAGCGTATGAAAGAGGCTCTTATAAGGGCGATGGATGTAATAGGCAAGGATACCATTAAGGCAGGCGAATATACGCTTAAGGTATCAAATAACGGAGGATTACAGCCACTTGTAGTGGACGGGGATGTTCCTGCCAATTATATGCGGATAAAGTACGAACCCGACAATCAGTTAATCCGCAAGGCAATAGCCGAGGGCAAGGAACTGGGATTTGCACATTTAGAGCCAAGGGGCAGACACATAACAATCAAGTAGGAGGAAAGAAAAATGAACATATTTGAATCTATATCAAAGGTAATGGGGGATATCGGGGCAATCGGTAAGACAAGCAAGAACACCACGCAGGGCTTTATGTTTAGGGGCATAGATGCCGTGATGAACGCTATAAACCCTGCTTTGGTAAAATATAAACTGTTTATCGTGCCAGAGGTATTAGAGCAGACAAGGGAAGAACGCCAGACCACAAAAGGCGGTACACTTATTTACAGCATCGTAAAGGTTAAGTATACCTTTTATGCCGAAGATGGTACAAGCATTACCGCAACGGTTATCGGCGAGGGAATGGATAGCGGAGATAAGGCGACAAATAAGGCAATGTCGATAGCCTTTAAATACGCTTGTTTCCAAGTATTCTGCATACCTACCGAGGAAATGGTAGACCCAGACAAGGAAAGCCACGAGGTAACGCCTGCGAGGATATCAGAAAAGGATGCAAAAATCCTTGAGGAATTGCTGATTAAAAAGGGCGTAAATGTGGAAAAGACAATGGAGCTTTACAAGGTTAAGAGCTTAACCGAATTAACACCTGCAATGTATTCGGATATCATAGGTAAGGCAAATGGAGCTAAAAGGTAACCTTAATGGTATAACGGTTGACTACCGCAGGCATAAGACCTTAATATGCTTTGCGGTAGACAATCCCCCTGCTGAAATAGAAGAAGCGTTTGAGGGCTTAAGGGAAAAAGAGCTTGTATTAAAGATAAACCAGTACAGCCCGAAACGGTCTTTAAATGCAAATGCTTACTTCCACGCACTATGCAGGGAAATAGGACAAAAAATCGACCGAAGCGATGTTTTTGTTAAAAATCGGATGATTGCAACAAGCGGACAGCCAGACTTAAACGATAACGGCGAGGCATGGTCTATAAAGACAAATTTGGATGTTGAAAAGATGTGGGAGCAGGAAACCTTACACGTAAGACCGATAGGTACAAAGGTCGAGAATGGCAAAACACTTTACTTTTATGCGGTAATGCGACCATCACACACGTACACCAGAAAAGAAATGTCACAGCTTATAGATTCCACCGTGGAAGAGTGCAAGCATCTGGGGATACCCACGATAAGCGATAAAGATATGGAGAAAATGTTAAATGCTTGGGGAAAATGAGTGTTACTTATGCCGATTATTTTACGGCACATCAAATCAAAGAGGATTACATATCCATCACATTTACGCTGGAGGCACATCGGGAAGAAGAAATAAATCCGAAGAATACGGCTTAACCGTGAAACTATGTCCGATGCACCATAACGCATCAAGTGAGGGTGTGCATTTTAACAAAGAAAACGACCTAATTTTAAAACGTATGGGGCAGGAATATTACGAATCCCATTACGGCACACGGGAAGATTTTATCCGTGATTTTATTAAAAGTTATTTATAGCGCAGAGCTATGAATATGTAACTGTAAACACCTGTCTAACGACCGTTTATCTGCGAAAAACCAAATAGTAACTGTAAAAAAGGAAAATATATCACGGCTTTAATAAATCCACAATCAACCCTATAAACGGTCTAACGTGGGGGAGCAATCCCCCACAGAAAGGAGAAAAATGACTACCAAAACACAAAAGGTTTTAGATTACCTTTTATCTGGTAAAAGCATCACCAGTTGGGATGCAATACAGAAATTCCACGCTACCAGATTATCGGCAATTATTTTTAAACTTAAGAAAAAAGGTTATCCGATTGCATCAAGCCTTGAATATGACATAGACAAGGATGGAAACCCCGTAAAATATTCGGTGTATTGGATGGAGAAAAAGAATGGTAAACAGTAAGCAAAAGGGAGCAAGGTTTGAGCGCACATTGGCAAAGATGTTTATAGAGCAGGGATACAATGCAAGAAGAACGCAACAGTATTGTGGTGCTACCGAAGATGCATCCGATGTTGTAGGTCTGCCGTATATCCACGTAGAAGCAAAGCATTATAAAAATCGTGCTTTTGATTACGAATGGATGGAGCAGGCAAAGCGTGATGCAAAGGATAACATCCCTGCGGTATTCCACAAGACCGATAACCACGAGGTATTAGTAACAATGACCCTAAACGATTGGTTTACCATTTACAGGGAATTTGAGGCAGGTATGCGAATAAAAGAGTTGCAATCATAGCAGGAAACTGTTATAATTTGTATGTTGATGCGATATGTGGGTGTCGTATCTGCGATAACTGAATATTGTATCAACAGGAAATACCCTTGCCTTATGTACCCACATACATACCGCAAGGGTATTTCTATGCACCAAAAAGGAGTTTATATGCGTGAAACAGTTTTATTATATACAAGTATAAAAGAACCAGTGGATGCCCTTACTGATGAACAGGCAGGCAAATTATTTAAGGCAATACTGGCATATCAGACCGATGATGATGTTGTACTTGATGGGTTGCTTAACGTGGTATTTTTACAGGTTAAACAGCAGATAGATTATAACAACGATAAATTCGATGAAACGGCAAAAAAGCGTTCCGAAGCAGGTAAAAAGGGTATGCAAAGCCGTTGGAATAAAAATAACGATGATAACACTGTTATAACAAACGATAACAATGTTATAAGTGCTATAACACCCGATAACAAAAATAACTATAATGATAATGATAATGTAAATGATAATGTAAATGATAATGATAATGGGTATGATAATGAGAATAATATATATATATTAGATACCCCAAACAAACCCCAAGAAAACCCAAAACAAACCCCTAAACATATATACGGCGAGTACAAGCACGTAAGGCTATCAGATAATGAATACCAAAAGCTGTGCGAAGAATATGGGGATATAGATACTGGCAGAGCAATACGATACCTCGATGAATATATCGAAATGAAAGGGTACAAAGCAAAAAGCCATTACCTGTGTATCCGTAAATGGGTATTTGATGCGGTTAAGCGTGAAAAGAAACCTGTAACCAGTACAAGTATTATGGACGAATGGGAGGGCGTACAATGACAAACGAAGAAGCAATTAAAATATTATCTAATCACGAAATGATAGATATTATGTGGGATAAAGCTGATGAAGCACTTAATATGGCAATAGATGCACTGGAGAAACAGCCTTGCGAGGATTGTATAAGTAGAGCCGAAGCAAAACGAATAGTTGATTTTTATGCAGAACAAATAGATGGAATATTCCGAGTTAATGAGAGCATAGATAATTTACCGAGTGTTTATCCGAAAGCAAAGGTGGGGCATTGGATAGAGAAAGCCGAGGATTATTACAAGGCAATCAATGATTATGGCGGTGGAGTTGACGAGAACACAGACTACTTTACAGATGATATAGCTTGCCCCAAATGCTTGTCAAAATTTAGCGTAATAGATAACGAAACGGAAAGATTTAAGTATTGCCCTAACTGTGGCGCAAAGATGGAGGGGAGCGAATGACAAGGGAAGAATGCAAACAGGTTATTATGGTAATACAAGCCACGTACCCTAACTGGAATATAAAAAACAAGCAGGAAACACTTGATGCGTGGTATCTGTTTTTGCAAGATTACGAATATAACGTAATAATGATGGCTTTAAAAATCTACATATCATCAACTAACAGCGATTTTGCCCCCAGTGTATCGAACCTTATAGCGATGGCACGTAAGCCTAAAGAACTGGTGCAGGCAGACGAGGTAAGTTTATGGCGTGAGGTTAGACCGCTTATATCAAGGGGCATTTACCACGCCGAGGAAGATTTTGAAACTCTTTCCCCGATGGCAAAAAGATTGGTAGGCGATGCAGGACAGTTAAGGGAATGGGCGATGCTTGAAAGTGAGGTTATCGACTCGGTAATACAAAGCAATTTTAAAAGCAGGGTGGCAACGATGCAGAAAAGGGATACCGAACTTAATGCTATGCCGATAGAAATACAGGCTATGGTGAAGAAAACTATTGAAATGAAAAATAATTAAAAAATATTAAAAAAAGTATTGTAATATACCTCGGTGTGTGTTAATATATACTTACAAGGTAACCACAACACACCAAGGAGGTAAGAACAATGACAGTTAAGGAATTAAGAGCAGAAGTAAAAAATGCAATCATCGCACAGGGTGGAAAGCTTTACAATTTCAATTTTAATAATTTACAGAAGATGTACGGAGTATCAGCGACAGACTTACAAAATGCTATGAATTATTTTCAGTATTCACCACAGCAGGCAAAGTTTAGAAAGGAAATCGGTTGGGAGGCGTAAGCCCCCAACCAGTAGGAGGTAAGAATATGAACATAGCAGAAGCGTTACAGGTAACTGGCATAAAAGAAGATGAACTTAACAGGATAAACATAACAGCCCTTGAAAGCGTTATTAAGACCGAGGAAAAGCAGGCAATAATATTTCCTTATGATGAAAGAATAAAACGCCGTATAGAGGCATATAACACGATTAGAAAGGTGGTGAGCAAATGACGGTAGACCTTAACCAGTTTGGCGAGTGGCTTTATAACGAGCGCAAGAGCAGGGATATACGGCAGACACAGATAGAGGATGCCTGCGGTGTGTCACACGTAATGATATCCAAGTATGAGAACGGCGCAGATATAAGGGTATCGACCTTAAGCAAGATTCTGGATGCACTTGATTATGAACCAGTAGTGATTATAAGGAGGAAAAGGAAATGAAGTGTAGCGAAATGTATTACGAACTTTTGAGGCAGGTAGAACCCCGAGATAATTTTGAGGATATGGACAGTATGATGCACTATCTTTGCATATGTTATATATCGAAATTTTTGGGTGATCGTTATGATTTATTCCCGTTTATATCAAATGAGGATGTAAGATTTGAATATGATACTGTTGCTTATGTGGAGCAGGCATATAAGGACGGATACAGCGTTATTATCAACGATGGCAAAATATTAGGGTATGAAAAAGCCCCTGCGGTTTAACGCAAGGGGCAAGGGTAAAAACATAGAAAGGATTATGTCGATGAATATTATATCAAGTTTCCCAGAAAATGACAATAGAAAAGAATGGTGGTA